GGTGGAAATGGTGGTGCTGTAATTACTAACGCAACTGCTAAATCTTCTGCTTCTTCTTTAGTAGGTAGCATATTTAGTGCTATTCAAACTTTAGATGAAAAAGATATCCCATCTCAAGGTAGAGCAATTATCGTTGCCCCTGAACAGTATTATCAATTAGCAAATCTAGATAGTTTAATTTCTAGAGACTTCTCTGATAACGCAGGTGACAGAGCAAAAGGAACTGTAGTATCAATCGGTGGTGTACCAGTAATTAAATCTAATACTGCTGTAGCTTCATTCACTGACCAATCTGCGGCTTCTACATCAGGAACAAATAATACATACATCGGAAACTTCTCAACAGTTGCCGCAGTTGTATTCCACAGTTCTGCTGTTGGTACAGTTAAATTAAAAGACCTAGTTCTAGAAAGCACATACGACCCTAGAAGATTAGGAACTCTTTTAACATCAAGAATGGCTTTAGGTCATGGTATTTTAAGACCTGAAAGTGCTGTTTCAATTAAGACTGCTTAATTAATTATTAAGTTAAAAACTGGGGGAGATTAATTTCTCCCCCTTTATAAATATTCTCAAATGACAATTACAAATCGCACAACCGAACTAGAAGCTGTTAATACAATTCTTTCTACAGTGGGTGAAGCTCCATTAAGTTCTTTAACTGGAAGTTTACCTGTTGATGGAACAATGGCTAGAAATGTTCTGAACGAAATTAATAGAGAAGTACAATCTCAAGGTTGGCATTTTAATACACATTACAAAGCAACATTATCAAAAGATGGTAGCAATAAAATTCCTTTAGCTAGTAATGTTTTAAGAGTTGAATTAGACCCAAATAAATTTTCAAAATTATCTTACGATATAGTACAAAGAAATAATTACATTTATAATCTTGCAGAAAATACAGATATTTTTGATAGAGACTTTGATGAAGTTACAATAGTTTACCTTTTAGATTTTGCAGACATACCAGAAGCGGCTAAGAGATATATAACTATTAGAAGTGCTAGAGTATTCCACGATAGAACTTTAGGAGCAACTACACTTCATAAATTTTCTCAAGAAGACGAAGCAAGAGCTTTAATCGTTTTAAAACAAGCTGAAGCATCAACAGGAGATTACACAATATTTGATAATCAATTAGGTGCATATACAATAAGTAGAACTAACGTAATTTATTAAGATGGCACTAGTTAGCAAAACTATTCCTAACTTGGTGCAAGGTGTATCACAGCAACCAGAAGTATTAAGATTATCGTCACAATTTACTTCTCAATTAAATGGATTTTCAAGTGTTGTAGAAGGTTTAAAAAAGAGACCTAACACTACACATATAAAAAAGATTTCAACATCAGCTCTTACTAATGCGTATGTTCATACGATTAATAGAGATTTAACAGAACGATATATTGTTATTATTACTAATGGTTCTATTAGAGTTTTTGACACTACAGGGACAGAAAAATCAGTTGTTATGCAAACAGGAGCTTCTGCATATTTAACTTCAGCATCTCCAAGAACTCAATTTTCTTGTACGTCTATTGCTGATTATACATTTGTTCTTAATAAAAATATTACAACAGCTATGGCGGCAACGACTAGCCCAGCTAAAATACAACAAGCTGTCTATACTTGTACTCAAGGAATTAACGGAATTAAATATTCAATTACAATAGATGGAACTACTTATAACACTACATTAGGTGCTACTGGAGTTGTAACAACTGAACAAGCTAGAGATGGTTTAAGAAGTGCTATTGGAAGTCCTGCTGGATTAACATTTGCAAATATTGGTAATTCAAGTTTTTCAGTTATTAAAGCATCAGGAACATTAAATATTAGTGCTTCAGATAGTTATGGAGACCAAGCATCACAAGTAATTAAAGACAAAGTAGATAATTTTGATGCTCTACCTTTACCTGCAATTAATAATATGGTTGTTGAAGTAACAGGTGATGCAACAAATAAGTTTGATAATTATTTTGTAAAATTTATTGAAAGCTCTGGTGGCGATGGGGTTTGGGAAGAAACAGTTGCACCAAATACAGTTATTGAAATTGACGAAACAAAGATGCCGCATGTTCTAATTAGAACTGCTGATGGAAATTTTAGATTTACACAATGTGATGATAGTACATACACACTTAGTGGGACAACTTATAAAGTGCCAGTTTGGGGAAATAGAGTAGCAGGTGATTTAACTTCTGCACCAGACCCAAGTTTTATAGGTAGTAAAATTAATGAAATATTTTTTCACAGAAATAGACTAGGATTTTTAGCTGATGAAAATATTGTAATGTCTAGAAGTGGGGAATTTTTTCAATTCTTCCCAGAAACAGTTACACAAGTTTTAGATACAGACCCAATAGATGTAGCTTCAACACATTCTAAAGTTTCTATATTAAGGTCAGCAGTATCATTTGATGAAGAACTTTTAGTATTATCAGACCAAACACAATTTATTTTAACAGGTGGAACAGTCTTAACTGCCGCTAATGTTGCAATAAATGTTACTACAGAATTTGAAAGCGATAGAAATATTAAACCTATTAATGCTGGTTCTAATGTTATCTTTGGTTTTCCTAAAGGAAACTATACAGGTTTTAGAGAATATTATATTTCTTCTGATACAGACGTAAAACAAGCAGAAGACATTACTGCAAATGTACCAAAATTTATTCCTAAGAATGTATTTAAAATAACTACTGCAACTAATGAAAACATTGTAGTTGCAATAAGTTCTGACGAAACAAATGCTCTTTATGTTTATCAATATTATGTTTCAAATAACAAAAGATTACAAAGTGCTTGGCATAAATGGAGCATGGGAACTTCTGCTAACACAAACATATTAAATGTAGATTTTATTGAAAATACTTTATATTTAGTAATTCAAAGAGGAACAGACGTATTCATTGAGACTTTAGATATATCTCCTAATTTAACAGATACAGGAGCAACTTATTTAACTCATCTAGATAGAAAAATTCAAGAAAGCTCTACAGGAGTTTCAAGAAGTTATAATTCAGGAACAGACCAAACTACAATTACACTTCCATACGCAATTAAAAATACGATGTCAGTTGTAACTAGAAGTGGTGGTGCAAATATTTCTGGTAGAGAAATTGCTATAATTAGCCAAACAGTTAATGGCACTACGATTGTTGTTAGTGGAAATGTAACATCTACAAATATATTTATAGGAGAAGTTTATAATTTTACATTTACTTTCTCTCAACAATTTATGCAAGATGCTGATACACAAGGTTCTAAAATTTCAATTAAAGAAGGAAGATTACAAATTAGAAGCTGGGCAGTATCTTATAATGACACAGGTTATTTTACTACATTAGTTCAACCTGTTGGTAGAAGTAGTTCTTCAACTACATATACAGGAACAATAACTGGTACAGGATTATTAGGCACAGTTAATTTAGAAGATGGTGATTATGAATTTTCTGTTCAATCAGAGAATGACAAATTTACTGTTACAATAAGTAACGACAGTCATTTACCTTCTAATTTTATTAATGCTTCTTGGAATGGTTATTATGTTAGCCCAACAACAAGGATTTAATCATATACGTTTAACTGTTCTTAAAGATATAAAGAATTTAGCTCCAAGATTAAGATTTGAAGATAAAAGAGAAAATTTAAGTTATATAGGTCTTACACCTTACGAAGGTCTTTATTATAGTTACAAACATTCAACAGTTTGTTTTACAATATTTAATTCTAAAAATATTCCAATAGCAATTTTTGGGATAAACCAAATTACAAATTCATTGTCTAGTATTTGGCTTTTAGCAAGTAATGGTTTGAAAGAAGTTGAAATACCATTCTTAAGACAATGTAGAGATTTAGTAAATTTTTTAACAAACAAACATAAAATACTTTTCAATTTTGTAGATTGTAGAAACGAACTTCACATCAAATGGTTAAAGTGGTGTGGATTTAAGTTTTTACGAAAAACTAATTACGGAGTATTAAACCAACCTTTTTATGAAATTATAAAAATATGTGCGTAGAACCTACAACAGCTTTGATGATTGCATCAGTTGCATCAGCAGGTATTCAATACCAAGCAACTAATGCTCAACAAAAAGCACAGCAACAAGCTCAAAATAGACAAAACGATTTAGCAAGACAAAATGCTATTCAAAGATATGCCGCAGAAGGTTTAAAAATAAGACAGCTTACATCTCAATCAGCTCAAAAAGGTTTTGAAGCTAGTAAGAAAACTAAGTCAGCTATATCTTCGTATGCGGTACAAGCAGGTGATGCTGGTGGATTAATGATGAGTGGTTCTACTGATGCACTAATGAGAGATTTTTATAGAGTAGATGGTAATTATAAAAGTTCATTAACAGAAAATTTAAAAATAAACGAAAGTCAATTTAGAAGAAATTTAGAAGCAATTCAGTTTGGTCAAGAAAGTCAAAGCACTTAT